TCGTTGTCGTCCTGCACCTGAAGCGCCGCGCCGTCCGTGACCAGAGCGCGGTCGGGCAGACGGATGCGAAGGGTCGAGCCGATTTTCGCGCCTTCGACGGCGAAAGAGTCGTCATACTGGCGGTTGACCGTGCGGGTCAGGACAAGGTTGTTCTCTAGGCCAAATGTTCAACCAGAATCGCTACTTCTGGCCCGCCCCATTTCTGGAGCCGCTGCATGTCACCATGCAGAGCAGACTATCTCTTCACCTCCATACGGAGGGCTGTGCGCTTCGGACCGCTTGGTCCTACTCCCTTTCGGGATAGTCGTTACACCTTACACTGATGAGGACAAACACCGCCGTTGCGATGCTTACCGACCTGACAATTCATACATAGCACTTGATAACCTTCTGGAAAAGCATTTTTTCGCAGCCAATTGTAAAAAGCGGACCCGCCGCCATTATATTTGCCGCTGCGGCGTTCTGTCGCGCCATCATTGTTTATGTGGTCTATGGACAGAAACTTAGGTTCAGTTTCGCCGCAACAGGCGCAAACAAAACCGCCGTATGCCGCATAGACTTCGCGGCGTATACGATCTTGGGTCTTTTTGGTTTTATCGCGTTCAGCTTGGCGAAGCCGCGCCTCTTCTTCAGGGGAAGCATTAGCCAGTTTGCGATTACGCCATTCGCGCGATTGTTCTCTGGCTTTTTCCCGATTGGCAGCGCGCCACTCTCTCATGCGGCGGCGCTGCCTCTCTGGGTCTTTCGCCCGGTAACGGCGAGCCGCTTCCCGGTTTTTCTTTCGGACGAGTTCTTCCGGTGTCAGGTCGGAATTATTCTCGTCAGAGTCTTGGCTCGGTGTTTTCATGATATAACCCTATCATGACGTTCACCGAATTCACACAGTTATTTTTCCAGTTATCACTAACTGGGGAGACCGATTAGTTAATCTCCAGAGCCTTCCTCGTAATCATATCAATTGTAAGAAGACTGTTGCTCATTCTCTAGTCCTTTCAAAGACTTAGCGTCTGTTTTGCGCCTCCCACTTCCTGATCTGTCGCTGGCGTTCCGCTTCAATCCATTCCGACGTTGACATCTCTTTTACAGACCGGGGGTCCGTCGTATCTCGTCTCGGGCCGGAGTTAGACCGGGTAGCTGTGACAGGCGCAAGAGGCGCTGGCGCAGTTGATGTGCGTTTGACCGGAGGATTGTCGACCAATTTGCCTTCAATCTTTCCAATCTCTTTTGCCTGCAAGACCGGCGGTAATCTGTAAATCCGACTGGCTTCCTTCGGATTGGAACCAAGGTAATAGATCACCTCGGGGCCAATGTCAGACGCCTGAATTGCCTGCGCCATAATGTCCGAGACGGGGAGCGACGAGTTATACGCGACCTGTTCAAAGTCCTCGTATTTCTCGCGTGCTTCCTCTTCGCGGTCCCTATAAGCGTCGACAATCTCGGCCTGCTGTCTTGCGGCCTCGCGCTGCGCCAGAAGTTCCCGAGCCTTCTGCTCAGCCAATGCTTCCGCATATTGCTGAGCGGTCTCAAAGTCGTTCGGGTCAGCGGGAGGGGCTACGGGCTTTGGGGCCTGTAACTCCGCAAGCCGTTGGGCCTGCTCTCGTTCCCATTTACGCTGTTCTCTTGCAAGGCGCTTGCTTACAATTGCGTCCAGCTCTTCCTGAGTGAACGATTTTGTAGGCTGCTGTTCCTCCGGCGTCGTCTCAGCGGGTGCAGGTGCTGCCGTAGCTTCCTGTTCCGGCGCGGGGCTGATCTCCGCTACAGCCTGTTCTTCGTCGCTCACGCGATACTCCTTTAACCTAGCTGTCCGGCTAGTCGGTCAGTCAAGATCTACTTTCGTAGAATAGTCTACATTAAACGCTCAAGTTATTGGCGTCAATGAACATTTGGTCGACCTGCTGCTCGGTCAGGCCGAGCGCAGTCGCAAGCGACGCAATGGCGTTGCTGTTACGGTCGGCGAAGTTGCCGTATTCCCACACGTTCTTCAGTGCGTTGTCTGTGCTGGCCTCAATCAACGCCTGCGCCTGATCGAATAGGCCGTCGTTCTGTAGGACCGTGCGGACAGCCCACATGGGCACCTGTTGCGGGATAGCTGGCGGCGGCGGGACGTATGGTTCTGTGACGTTATCGGCTTCTAGCCAAGCGCGGTATTCGTCTTGATATGCCCCTTCGGCGTCAGCGAGAAACGAAACGCGCGATACGCCGTCATCATCAATTTTGGCGACGACTGCATTAGTGCTGTCAGTGAATTGATATTTCATAGTTCAGCACTCCACGCTAAATAGGCTCCTGTTGCTGCGCCTCGCAAGGCGCCGCCATTGCCCGCAGTTAAGCCAGAGGCGACAGTTGCGGTTACGCTCCATACGTCTGTGGTTGCTGTTGCAAAAGCCGGGGCTGCCGAACAAGCCGTAGATGTCGCTTGAGCGCGAACTTGATAATTAGCGGCTGTGCCTGTTTGTTCGAGTGCGGTTGGCGCTGCCCGCAGGCTTACCGGAAATTGCCCGATAGCAATCGCGCTAGTCGTCGAGGCGACGTACGCATTTGCCAGAGGTATATCGGTATTTGACACTATTTTGTAGTAATACCGCTGACACAGCGCCAACTCCTGCCCATACTGCCTGCGCTCGAACGGCGTGGCGACTGAGCCGACCTCTAGCTGGACGCCTGTGATGTAGAAGGTTGCGCCGTTGGTGCCGACTACGGAGGTCGCGCCGGATACTGACAGGAAATTGCCGTTTTGCCACGCATTGGCAGTCGTATGAAAATTGTTGCCTGTCCCAAGGCTGAATTGGAAATATATCCCGCCGCTATTATTCGTCAGCCATGTGCCGCTGGTTGGGCCGGGAACGGTTACAGTGACATATGTCCACGTATTTGCGGCAAGTGTATAGGTAAACACATAGCTTCTGTCGCCAGCATCATTGCGCAACGACCCGGCGTAGGTATTTGTCCCGGCGATGCTTGATCGCGCCCAAAAAGATATGGTTATAGCCTTTGCGTCGGAGGTCCCCCAAGCCAAGTCGGCCGTATTAAATCCTTCGATGGTTTGTGCTAACCCAAAATTGTCGCCGGAAAGAACCGAATACGCTGAAGTTGATGTGACCAGCAGAGAATTTGTAAAAGTATTATTCGGAACAGTTGTCGATTGAGTAACGCTATATTTCGACGCTTGCGTCAAGCGCGCGTCCCAACGATCAAGCGTATAAGCAGCCGCAGTCGGCGTAACACTCGCACCTGCATTTCTCTGATCAATCCGCATGTCGCCATTGATGATGCGGTTTCGTAGGAAGCTGCTTCCCATCGCCAGCGTGCCGGTCATAGCGATGCTGCCGGCAGCGGTCTGCGTCGGCGAAAGCGTAGCGGAGTTCAGAAGCAGATTGCCGACGCTGTCGAAGCGAGCGTCTTCGTTGCCGTTGGTGGAGAACGCCACGGTATCGGCCGCAGGGAAAAAGATACCCGTGTTGGTGTCGCCAGCCGCCGCAATACCCGGAGCAGATGCGGTTCCCGCCGGAAAATTCGCGGACGTAGTGAAGGTAGGCGACGTTCCAAACACAAGCGCGCCCGTGCCCGTTTCATCGGTCACAGCAGCCGCAAGGTTAGCGGATGACGGTGTGCCGAGGAATGTCAGGATACCCGCGCCAGTAGTCGTGGTAGACGGCGCAGAGCCTGCACCACCGCCGATGACAAGCTGATTGGCGGCGAGGGCGGCAGATGAAGTGATAGCAGTCGTAGAGCTGAAGTAAGGAATACCGCCAGACGTTCCTGCCGCCAGACCCGTGCCGCCGGACGTGACCGCCAGCGGCGTCGTGAGCGTCAGGCTGGTGGCCGACAGAGCCCGCCCTGCCGTCAGATCCGCGACAGCGACCTTCTTGGTCGTCGTCGACTGGACGATAGGCAGGACTTCGGTGCCCGCTAAAGGAGTATTGGCGGGCGGTAGATTGGATATTTTTACGTCGGCCATCTATCCAATCCCTAGAAGGAAGCTACGCGGTCCTGAAATGCCTTGATGCGAGCGTCAAGCGCAGCCCGATCCGACTCCAGCTTCTTGGCTGCTTCCGCAGCTCTGACCTCACGGTCGTCAACCATCCGCTCACGCCCGGACACAGCCGCCTCGGCCGCTGCGACCGCGTCCTCGCGGATCTTGACCTCTTTTTCGAAGTCTTTCTCACGCTTGGCTACCGCCTTGTCGCGCGCGTCAGCGTCGGCCTTCAGCTTCTTTGCCTCTGCGCGGGTAGCCTCGGCCTCGGACAGGATGCTAGCGGCCTGTAGTTTGGCGTTCGCCAGTTCGGTCTTGGCCGCTTCGCGATCCGCCAGCGCGGCCTCGACGGACTTGAGCGCGCCCTGACGCTTCTCCAGCTCGTCGCGCAGCGACGCCATGCGGGCCAGATCCTGCGGGAGCTGTTTGGTGAAATATTGGACGTAGTCCATGGGCGGTGCGTCGTTCGTTACGTTCATGGCGGCCTCAGACGTAGTAGCTGATGTTGAGCTTAGCGCCGCCGGTCTGCTCAATAAAACGGATCTTCGTCAGATCGCCGTCATACTGTAGCGTCACGCCGGCCGCGAGGGGCATCCCAACAGACGCCGTAGGCGCTATCCCGTCATCACGCCAGCGCACAGCCTGTGCTTCAGGGGTGATAAGGGCAAAATTGGCTTTGGCCGACAAGCCCGTCGAGGGGTCGGCGACAGGAACAGTCAGCCCAACGGAAGAGCTAAGAGTCGAGATCTGCTGATACCCCAAGCATGAGGTGATCGCTTTAAGGGTAGTCGCCACTTAAATTCTCCTGCGTTCCGTAAACGATCTAAGCTCCACATAGGGCTGATCTACGCCAGTCTGCGCGACGTAGTCAATTGTAGCACTGTTGCCGGATATTGAATAGACCCCCGGTAGCGCCGAGATAAGATATTGAACTACAACGATTATGTAATCGTTGTCCTCGGTTGTCAGGTAGTTGCCGTCCTCCGCAAGGAGGAGGATATTGTCTGACATTACGCCGCCTGAAATACACCGTTGATCCCATCCAGCTCAACTGTAACGGTTTCGTCAGCCGCTACGGCCTGCGCCGTTCCATAGTCCCAATACGCCACGTTGACCCCGGCCGTCGTGTCCGTAAGCACCGCGTATCGGAACGTAAACCCCGCGCCCGACGCAGTCCATGTAGCCGGGCTGCTCAACACCAGCCTGAACGTGCCGTCAGTCTGCGACGCAGACACGACAGCCGCCGCATTTCCGCCTGTCGTATAGCCGTTGCCGTTTGCGACCTCTGTGATCGTCCCCGCAGCCGGATCTACGGCTGTCGCCAGCTTGACATACCATAAATCCGAGCCCGCGTTGATATTCTCGAAGAGATTTTCAATGGCTGGCTGGAATTTACTGTAGCTGACCGTAGGCATAATCAGGCCAGAAACTTCAGTTTATAGAGCGTCGACAGATAAAGACCGATAATCTCGTCAATCGTGTTCTGGATCGCCGTATCGTCCTTATCGCAGACCTTATAGCGCATATCCTCGATCTCTTTCAGCGAATCTTCAAGAAATTCAACGACATTTCCTGTCTTTTTCGCCGAATGGAGCGTAATTGGCCCGATCAGGCCGTGTCTGCCTTGATACATTTCGGCCAAATCATCGGCCAAATCGATGATTTTGCCGTAAAACGAGCCCAGAGCCTTGTGTTTGGCGTAGCTGCGCGTGTTCAGGTGGACAGAATGCGTGACATCCCGCGCCAAAAACAGTTGCCCGATCAGATCTGCACAGCTCATTGGTCAAACCCCGGTAATACCTGCTGCTGGCCGCCGGGCGGCACGATGTCGCCCATGTCGATGGCCGCCGCGATGGTCCCTTGCACGATGTCCTGTATCTGCTCGGGCGTCATCGCCGGCTGCGTGACCTGAATACGCTTCGTCTCGGCCTCGTAAGCCTTGATCTGGCTGTTCTGCTGGTCAATCTGGAGCTTCTGCATGTCGTAGGACTGCTGGAGCTGCTGGACCAGACCCGAGATCTGCTCCATCTGGTTCGCCATATCGTTCATCTGGGCGCGCATCATCTGCGCTTCCGGCGACTCGTCGGAGCCTTCCAGCACCTTCGGATCGAGCATCTTGGCAAAGCGCGCCGACATCTCCTGCGCCCCCGGCCAGTCCATGTTCTTGATGAACAGATCGCCCGCGACCGTCCAGAGCTGCGGGTTGGACTGGAGGATCATGGACATGGCGTCCATCGCCTCCTGCCGCTTGGTCATGTAGCTCGGGCCGGTCGTGACCATCACGTCGTAGAGACCGACGTTCGGGTTGTAGATCTTGTCAATAGTCGCGCCCGAGATCGGGTCCTTGATGACCCGCACCGGCTCGGGCTGCGACGGGTTGATCTTGACCATCCCGACCTCGCCGTCGATGCCGACGATACGGGCGACACGCTGCGTGTCATAGATCTTCGGGATCAGGTCGACCATCTGCCGCGTGATGTAGCGCACCGCGCGGCTCATATTGTCTACGTAATGGAACGTTGACGTGTCGCCCTGCCGCTCGCGTGCCAATATAGCACGACCCGTTCTTTCGTTACTGGTCGCACCAATTGAACTGTCGTATTGACCCGTTGTCGCTTTAATGTCTTCGCCAGCACCCATTTTGGCCTGTATGAGGCCCGTTTGCGCCAGAGGCGGCTGAGCGCGCTCGGGCAACGGCAGAGGGCTTCCAGCTCCGTCAGTAACATCCGGGTTGACCTCCAGATACGGCCAGTTGTTCGTATTGGCCGTCTTCCACTGCATCTCGTAGCCTTCAAACTGGCCGCCGTAGCCAATGAAGGGTGCTTTCGGGGCCAGCGCCAGCATCTCTGCTTCCTGACTGACCCAGTAGTTATACATGCGCTGCGCGTCCTTCGCGTTGCGCACCAGTCCGCTTATGTAGATCTGACCGTCGACCTCGAACTCGTTGCCGATGACGCGGACCACGGGTATCCACTTGCCCGCCCAGTCGCGCTCCTCCAGCACCTCGAAGCCGTTGGTCTTCATCCACTTGACCTGCCGGCGCATACTCTCGCGCGAGCGCAGCGGCTTGCCATAGGCGGCCTTCAGCCGCTTGTCCTCCGGCGTGCCGTCGAACGCCGTCACATTGTCCGGGTAGAGGTTGAGCGTGTGCTGCTTCTCTTCAACGTAGAAATACTCAGCGATGCGGATGGTCTCCTGACTCATCCACATGCTCAGCATCTGGTCGCCGACGCCCTGCGCCATCATCGTCGAGACGGGCGTCGCGTCTGGATACTGCCGCTCATATTCCGACTTCGGCATGTCCTCGGTGATGAAGCAATACCGCGCGTCCGAGCCGCACGGGTCCTGTATCATCGGGTCCATATAGACGCTGAAGCTGTTCCTGACCCGGACGATCCTGATGTCCTGATCGAACGAGTCCTCGCGGCAATACTCCGTGATGAGCCGGATGTAGCCCTCACCATACGTGACCTGATTGTCGCAGGCCGTGTCATAGGCCACGTCCGCGTCCGACAGATACTCGATGTGCTTGATGATGCCGTCGAACACCTCGGCGACCGCCGGGTCCGCGTTCTCGTCGGCCGGGATGACCTTGCCCTGCGGCCGGTTCTGCCGCTGCTCGTTGGTCACGAGCCGGACGTGCTGCGGTAGCTTGTTGATCGTCAGGCACGGCCGCGCGTTGATCGTCTGGCCCTGCACCGCACCTCTGGTCGCCAGCACGTCAGCCGGCCACTGCCACGCGTTGTCGGGCGAGCCCGCCATGAACCGCAGGTCGTCCAGCTCGTCCTCGCGGCTGTCGCTGTAGGCCGCCATCGCCACCGTAAAGCGGTGCCGCATGGTCGCGAGACGGTCGTCGCCCTCGTCGGCGCTGGCGACCCTACCGGCCGCCGTCACATCATTTGCAGCCACTCGACTTACCTTTCATGCCGCCGCTCTTCCGGGCCGCAGCGCGTTTGGTCGAATAGGCGATGGCGACAGCCTGTTTCTGCGGCTTTCCAGCCTTCATCTCGGCCTTCACGTTCTTACGGAAAGCCTCCTTGCTGGTCGACTTTACGAGCGGCATTACTTCTTCCTCGTCTTGGCTGATTCCTTGAACGCCTTGGCGGTCGGTGCGCCCTTGGCCCCCGGCTTCCGCATCTTCTCGCCCGAGCCGGCTGCGATGCGCGCCCGCTTGGCGTGGATTGCAGCATATAGACCGGGGCTTCCGGGCTTCTTTACGGGCATTTCCATCTCCGCATGGACGCCTTCGCCCGCTCTGCGTTTTTTGACTTCGCCACGACCCCACCCATACGGGCGCAGAAGGACGCCTTGCGCCCCTTGTCGGCCTCTGTCTTCGGGTTCGGAGCCGGAGCCTTGAGCTTGCTGCCGGTAGCGGCGTTATACTTAGCGCGGCCCTTGGCCGTCAGGCCAGCGCCCGCCTTGGTCGACAGCTTCTCGCCGCGACCGACCGACAGAGATACAGATTTGCGCGCCATCAGGAGGCCATCCAGCCGGAGGAAATAGCCCCGCCAGCATACGCGCTGCGCGGTCTATTGTCTACCCGCGCCTCTCTGCGCCCCACGGGGAAAGCGAAAGTAACGGCTATCGCGTCTGCGGCATCGGGGCTGGCGAGCCCACGGGCTTTCATATCCTTCTTGCTTTCGAGGAAGATCGTCCCTTTCGAGTCCGGCTTCATCATCGGCCCTGTCAGGTCGCTCTTCAGGAACCGATCCTTCGGTATGCTGGCCGTCTTCAGCCATTCCTTCATCGCCCCCCACATCTCAGCCCGCTTGTTGCCATACATCAGCGGTTTGGCGCTCTTGTTCCCGAAGTTCACGCCCCTGACCTTATACCGCTGCTCCTTCAGCCGGTCGACGACGCCCGCGCCCAGCCCGCCCTCGTCGATGACGACCAGCGCCGGACTGAACTCCGTTATCACGTCGATGACGCGCCCCACCACCTCCATGGTGTCGTCGCCCCGGTAGCGCCGGATCGCGACGATGTCCCTGCCCTGCCTTATCGCGATGACCGTCGCGTCCGCCCCGAACCGCGCCGGGTCCACCCCCACGACGACCGGCGCAGACGGATCCTTGGCCGGCTCTCGCCCCATGGCTTCCTCAACGAGCATGGTTCCGATGAACTGATCGTCTGAGGCGTTAGGGAACTCTCCGTAGACCTCGACGTGGGCTGCGCTGCTGTCTGGTCCATACTCGTCGATGATCTGCTGATAAACGGCCTTGTCAGTTCCCTCCACGCTTCGAGCGTCAACAGTCTTGATGCGCCAAAACTCTCGCTTGCTGTTGAAGCACTCGTAGAAATAGCCGCTGTTGCGGCGAGGGTTGCTAAAAGCCAACCAAAAGCGATTCGGCGTGTTCTCCGTAAAGAAGCCCGCTGCGACCGACCAGATCCCGTCATCAATACCACTCGCCTCATCGAACACCAGCATCACGCCCGCGAAGTTATGCACGCCCGCGTAGGCGTCCGGGTTCTCCGCCGACCACAAGCGCCCCTCGACGCCCCAGTAGCGCGTGCCCAGCTTCAGGTCGCGCTCGACCAGCTCCGCGATCCACTTGGCCGGCAGCACACGGGTCGCGCTCACCTCGAACCAGTGACTGTGCAGCGCCATGCTCAGCCACTTCGTGATCTCCGCCCATGTGACGCTGCGGAGCTGCGCTTCGGAGTTGGCCGACACGATGGTCGTCGACCCGATCCGCGTCGTGAGCATCCATATGACCAGCCAGCTCACAAGCGCCGACTTGCCGATGCCACGGCCCGATGAGGTGGCCATACGGAACGTCTCGAAGTCTACCCTGCCGTTGTTCGCCCTGATATGCTCGCGCAGCTCGATCAGCACCTCGCGCTGCCACTTGCGCGGCCCCTGATGCCCCTCCAGCGGCGTGCCGGGCTTACCCCACGGGAACGCCATTCTGACGAAGGTCAGCGGATCGTTCCTGATCTGCTCGGCCCACAGGGTCGCCATCAGCTTCTGTTCTTCCTGCGGCGAGAAGATCGTTGTCTGCATCCAAGATCAGCCCTTCGATTACGCGCTGCTTCGCCTCTTCCAGCGCCGCAGTGATAGATATGCGCTGCTCGACCTGCACCTGCAC